ACAATCATTCTATTTCTATGTGATAACTCTCTAGTATCAAACTCAACTTGTATGATGTTCTCATATACCTTTCTTGATATCATGTATTTAACACCATTCTTGTGAGTTGGATCATTTGATTCTAATGTAGCAGCTGTACTCTTTAGTTTGTTAGCTATTGATTCAGCTATTTTTCTTTCTTTTGTATGCTTATCTGATGATAATATATTCATATTTATTCTTCTTCTAATCCATCGTTTAATGTTTCATCCCAATCATTATCTGATTCAGGAACTCTTAATATCACTTTATCTTCAAATAATATAGGCCCTGGTTCTTCATCATTCTCACTTAGTTCTATATCTATATATCCATCACATTCTCTTAATATGAAATTGATGTCATCTAATGATATTTCTCTAAGTTCATCTGTATGTTGTCCTTCATCCCACCAACCAAGTTCTTCTTCAGTTGCTAATAGTTCTTCACCATCATCTATGATGAATAGTTCAACAGGCGCACCATTAGCAGCCATAAATGCAGCAGCATCTTCAGGAACTTCTTCTAGTGCCCATAGTTCTACATATGGTTCTATTATGCCAACAGATATTCTATTGACAAAGAGCATACCCTTCTCTAATGTAAAAGGAAGGTAACTCTTTAATACTATTTCTCCTGTATACCACATTAGAAATCTGTTTTAATTGGTTGTGGTGATATTTCATATGTACATGTTTGACTATATAGTCTTAGTATTATGTGAAGCTGTTCTATTCTTAAATAATTCTCTTCTTCCTCTAATGCTAGTCCTTTTATCTGTACACCATTACCATTATCAATTAGTTCAATAGCTTTTGTTTCTACAATACTACTGTCCCATTCAAGATGCTCACTGTAATACAATGTGTGAATCATTGAACCTTCTGTGTTTGTTTTTAGATAGTCATACTCATGTATACCATCTATGTAAATTTCTTCCATGTTATTAGGGGGTTTTAAGTTAATATCCTGCTAGTTTTGCCATTAATCCATCATTGCTTAATATATAAGCAAGAGAGTTTTCTTGTTGTGATGTAAGAGATTTAATAGCAGAAACAAGATTGATTCTACTATATGTTATATCTTCTCCATACATCTTCTTTACATTCTCTCCTATTTCTAAGAAGTCTGTTATGTTAAAATGATCTATAGGTTGTTCATTATCATCAACCCATCTTCCGTTAATTATTTTCATTGTTCTTGATTTAATTGGTTATCTATTGCTTTCTCTATTATTTCATTGTATACATCATCACTAAGTAAATCAGTGATTCTTGTTCCATTAAGTGACACAGATATTATTTCAAACTCAGCAGAACATCCTGGATGTCCAGATCCATCTGGATAATACATAACCATTGGTTCTTCAGGAGAATAATATCCATGTACATCTAAATACACATCATCTATTGTAACACCTATTTCTATTTCTTTCATAGCTTATTTCTTTTTAAATTGTTCAAACCATTCATCAAATGGTATATAACTTTGAGCATAAGAGTTTTTATATCTCACCCAATAATGTTCTCTTTTATCCATTAAATCATATACTTCTTCCTCACTATAACTATTCTCTTGTTGCCATTTAGCAAATAATATATGACTTTCTATAATTGCTTCTTTACTTGCATAAATGTCTGGATATGTTTTATCTCCACTAATTTGTTTAGTAAATCTATTATTTACAAATATTTCAGCAGCTTCTTCAAGTGTTTCTTTATTTTTCATAATGTGATTTCATTGATTTATAAGATTCTAATAATAATTCTCCATCTCTGTTATCAAAAACAGATTTTAATATTCTATTCTTTTCTGTGTCATCAGGTAAAGAATTAATCATATCTATAAAATAACCTAACCTCCAAGTAAGAATAATATTCTCTTGTTCTTTCATACACATATCAATAACCTCTTTAGGGTTGATGTTATAATCAAAAGGAACTTTAAATATAACTTCTTCAAGTGTTTCTTGTTTAGGTTCTTCTTTTGGATTACACTTTCTACATATTTTAGGGTTAACCCCATTAATTACACCTGATTGACAATTCTTATTATCACAATTACTAATTTTAAGTTCTTCTTTTGGAATGATGATTTTATATTTATAGGTTAATTTATGATTTTTAGTTCCATTAGCAATTCTTTTAATGTCAACTTCATCACAACTACTATTATTAACAAACCACTCTAAAAAATCATCATCAATAGCTTGTACACCATCTTTGATTAAGTCTTGGTCTGTTGTTAGGATTATTTTACGTTCATAACCTCCATAAATATCTCTAATTGTAGATTTTGACATTTGATTTTGCAATCCTAAAAACCAATCTCTTTCTTTAATTTCTTCTGAATTAGTGATGTAGATGTGTTGGTTAGTTGCCCCATCAACTTGTTGTAAATAACCTTCTGACCAATCTAACTTACCAATACTATTTACTTTATAAGTTCTACTTGGTTTGTCTGTTGATAATATGTGTATGTTTTTCATCTTATAATGTGTTTTTATAGTTAAATTGTAAGTTTTAAACTGACTAGAGTGATATAAATCATAATATAATGTGATTTATATCTCAAGATAGTCTTCTATATCTTCTCCTTTTTCATTTTGAAAAATGTCAGGACACATACCACATGTATACCATTCTAGCACAATCTCATGTACTTGATCATCAGTTAATCCTAACTGTTCAATAGTTGATATATTTGGTAGAATCTTATTAGTCATAATATTATATAATGATTTAACTTGTTCTATTGTTTTTATATGTTTCAAGCTATAATGTAATGAATCTTCAAAATCATCATTACTAACACACATTGTTATATAATCATCATCACGTTCATAACAATGAAATTGTAAAGAGATATCTTTATTTATTTTTAAAGATAAATAAGGATTAACATCTATGAATCCTAAACCAATAAGATTATCTTTTGTTATCTGTATATTTTTCATAATGTTATTTGTTTTTTACTATATGCAATCTTCTTTTCTTGTCATAAATAACATTTTCTTCTGGTATAAGCTTAACCTCACTCAATAATATCTTACAAGGCTCATCTAAATACCATACATAGTCTGGATCTGTATCTGAGATCATACCAATCTCACAATACTTTGCTCTGATTCCTGGTGGTTGGAAATAAACTGTGTTACTCATTTTTGTTGAATGTTTCTTCATAGATCTTTTCTAAAGTCCAGTGGTTTTTCTGTGTTGTCATAATACAACATTTAGCTCCAAAGTGTAGCATGTCTTTCTTCTCCATTTCTTTGGCTTGTTCATATATACTATCAAATTCATCTTGGGTAAAATGTTCTTTTGATTGCATTTGTTTGAAATACCATTCTATTGCTGTCATATCTTATTTCTTTTTAAGTTAATAAAGAATAAGGGCTCCTGTTACAGAGCCCATCATTCCCCTCCTTAATAACCCAACTTCTCAAGTTGATTTATATTGGCTTCTACAATATACACACCGTGTGTTATTGTACATGAGAATGCTATACACATAGCAAACGCTAATTGTCTGAATTGCCAAAATTCTGTTGGCTGTAATCTAATTGTCTTCATTTCTATTGTTATTAAGGATTAATACAAATTAAAAAAGCCTCTTGTTACAGAGGCTTTGATTGTTGAGGTTGGAACTTTCTTCTCTTAAGTACTCAACACCTTTTTTGTGTAAAAAGGACTTAACATTCGTGGTATGCAAACTACCCAATGTCTGTTACTGTGCTATTTGCGTCAAGTAACTGCTGTGGACTCGGAGGGATTCGAACCCTCGTGTTGCTTACTTCAAAAATACAATTTTATACAGCTTTACGTTTCTTTAAACTCTTTACGTTAGAAAGGTCAACTAATTAAAGAAGACTCCACCAGAGAGTTTTTTACGTATACTCACAAACTTCTATGGCAAATGTTATAGTCTGTAGCCAGTGTGTGACTTAATCTCCTAATTCTTAGGTTTAGGCAGCCTCAACTAATTCTCCGAATATAACATCAGATTTAACTTCAGTTCCACCATTTAAGATGTTATGAACTACAGTCATGTTAGCTTGTACTTGGGCATTCTCTTGTTGTTTGTCATTTAAAATGATTCACCTTAGTTTTATACAGTTATCTCTCTGTGCTGAATTGTATAATCTATAATAACCAGTCAATTCCATTCGAGCCCATTATTATTAGCACCCAGTTTATATAGCTTGAATCTCTCAAGTACCATGCCTTATTAGGGTCTATATATAAACTTAGGGTCACGTAGTTAATAAAAAAATGATAGGCTTATCAGAACCTTTTTTTAAAAATTAACTACTTGCTGAGAACTCATTACGTGAGTAGAGATAGTATCCTATACTCTCTTTTAAATGACTATATTGCTTTCTCAAGGCAACTCACGTTTACATATTACTATGTATATCCAATTTTTATACAGGCTTTCAATGTTTAGTCCTGTTTTTCTAAAAATAACAATCTTTTTATTTGTTCCTTTGAGAAACATTTATTATATTTGTATATGACTAAAGAAATCCTTAAACAAATGTTAGATGATGGTTTAAATACTCAACAAATGGCTGAGATATTAAACTGTACAAGAAGAACTATAAGTAATGCTATTAATAGAAATAACTTAGAGTCTCCACGTAATAAAAGTATTAGATTAAATGTTAAGCACTGTGCTGGATGTAAAAAAACATTAGACAGAAGCTTATTTTATACTAAATCTAATAAAAATAGTAGTTTATGTAAAAGTTGTATTGTTACAAACAATAAAACTAGTAGACAAACTGTAAAGCAACAATGTATAGAATACTTAGGTGGATGTTGTTCTAAATGTGGTTACAATAAATGTAACGCTGCTTTAGAGTTTCATCATTTAGATCCAAGCCAAAAAGATAAAAATTATACTAATAATAGATTTTTAAATTTTGAAAAACTTAAACCTGAGTTAGATAAGTGTGTCCTTCTGTGTGCAAATTGCCATAGAGAAGAACATCACTCATCAACTACTGACATCTAACATACATTACTGCATGTATCTTTATGTAATGTTTAATATTTACACCAACACAATTGTTGGGATTATTTCATTACAAAGCATCAATGTTTAGGCTTTTACCAACCTGTGTCTTTCTTGTAGCTTACCGAGTTATCAGTTACGGAGCTTGTACAAGAGCAGGGTTTCTGGTTTGCTGTCCTTACTATAAACCCTTTTTCGTATGTTACAGCCTAACAGTTAGCATTGGTAATCTTTTGTATCATTCTAGTGAGTTTTAAACTGACTACAGTGATATGAAACATAAATGTATAATATAGGTAAGTTCAATGATACGCAGCACATACATTGACTATTTAAACTGCTATGTGGCGTTTATAGTTCCCAGTGATTATACAATAATTGCAAATATAATAAATTATATTAATAAATTGTTCCTGATGAATTAATATTTAAACTAATATCACCCTCTGTTGTATTAGATAATATCTTTCTAACATATATATCAGGATTAGATAACACTGAGTTACATTTGTCGATTGCTGATTGAGCTTTATCCATTAATTCTTGCTTCATTTTATTGAAACCTAGTTCAAGTAATTGTGGAAGCTCAAGAGCACAATCACCCCATCTAGCAATTAAGAATCTATTTAAATTCCATGTATAGTCTTTCTCTTTATCAGTTGCTGATTTCCAGTTCCATCCTATTAATAAAGGATCAGGATCAACATCATTGTACCAAATGTGAAAGCCATCAAACATCTTATTGTCTTTAGCAAACTTATACACTTTCAACACTTCTAATGGAATAGTTGACTTATTATACTTATCAGCGTCCACCTTCATAGGACAAACAGCTTTTAGTTGCTTCTCCATAGCAAGGTTTAAGCTAACATATATATTAGGTACATTTTGTTCTTCAATATTTGATTGTGTACCAAACCCAAGCTCAAGTGCTAAGTCATTATACTCAGCTAATTGAACTTCATCTAAAATTAGAGATTCATTTTCTGGCTCTCTGTAAATTTTTACTTCCATAATTATTGATTAATTGTTTGTCTTACATCAATTGTTTTTTGTCTTATAATACCTCTTCTAAAGGTATATATCACTTCTACTATTAGTCTCTTAGACAATATATGTCTGTAGGTATTAGTTGAACCAACTAATGTTCCCTTGCTAATTCTAGGTCTCATGTTACAGTGTAATAATAAGCATTGTAACTGTACATACAGATAATACAAAACATACCCAGCACATTATATTCAAATCACGTTTATATATAGCTTTCTGTCTTTCTAAGATGTTTATTATATCATCTTTAATTTCTAATAATTTCTGTGTTTTTTCCTGATGTCCATCTACATCTTTTCTTATTTTATGTATTTGATTTAATAGTTGATCTATTGTCTTTAAATCTTTCTTCATTGTTATTTAGTTTTAAATTATTTCTTACCTAATATCATACCAATAAGAATTGGTAATATAATTGGACTACATATAAATGATGCAAAAGCATAAGCCTTTACATCATCTAATCTATCAAAAGTTTCTATTATCACACCTAGCATAACTAAGTATGATGCAATTATATATATTACTATCATAAGCCAATAAGTTCATCAAAACAGCTCTCTAACAAATATGTTAAATCACGTCTCTCGTGTAACAATACATCAACTTGTTCTTCAATGATATGAATATTCGTATCATCGTGTGCATCTCTAAGACCATCTAAGAAACATATTTCATTCTTGATGTCTTGTAATCTCTGTTCAATCTGTTCTGTTCTCATTATATTAAGTATTTTTTAAATTTTTCTGTTATTAATCGTATTTGTTCTCTAGCATAAACATCTGCATCATAATCCATATATGCATCAACAAGATCTTTTATTTCATAAGCTCTATCTGTTACATAATGTACACCATGAGTAGAATTATTATAACTATGAGCTGTGTCAAAGCCTATAATAAAGTATTCATTGTCTTTATCCCATTTAGATAATGTTATCTCTTCAGGACAATTATCAGGCTGTAGATAGTTTCCCCAACCATCATCAGTTAATATTTTAACTAATATTGGATGGTCTTTGGGAATATGAACGTATCCACATCCCCAACCAGTTTTACATGATTTTTTATAATCTTCTTCGTACTCCACTGTACTAATATATGTCTCTATAATGTTATAATCCTTTATCTATTATTACTTCTATTAATACTAATCCAGAAAATAATAGAGCTAATATTATAATTAGCCCTAATACAGCTTCTCTATGTTTCCATATATAAGCTAATTGTTGTTTAATATCTTTCATATCACTCTATGTGTATTCCAATATCTGTGCATTCTTTGACATTTAGATGCACAACTTGTAGTTAATAATGATGTTACTAGCATTAATGCTATAATGTATTTTATTGAGTTCTTCATAATTACATGTATTTTGGATATTTATAACTGTGTGGTGAATGTGAAGCACAACTACTCATACTAAGTACAATAAGAAGTGCCATTGCTGTAATGGTGTACATTATTAATAATGTAATGTAAGGATGTCTTTTCATGGCTAATTGCTATTAAAATGTTTATCAAGATCACATGCTATTATAACAGCTGGTATCCAACCAAATATTAACATAAGCATTAATGTTGCACCATCTGTGTAACATTCACGTAGCGATAGCTCTGATAGAGCATATCCAATAAGACTCATAGAAGTCCATGTTGTAAGTAATGAAGCTATTACAGCTAACATAAGTTTTGTTGATTTCATTTGTTTGTTATTAAGGGTTTGTTATTAAAATTTCCAATGTTCTTCAAAATCTGGTGTATAACCAGTATATCTGTCTACAAGAGGTCTAGACTTATCTATTAACCATCTCACCTTGTATCTACCAAGCTTGTCTTGTTTAATAGATTGTAGTGATCTATCACCAAGCATAGCTTTAAAGCCTTCAGCACTCTTGAGACTGTTGAAGACTCTTGTAGCATATTTTTGTTCTTTATTTTTCATAATTTAGTCAGTGTTATATAATCAGTCAACCCAGCATTACCTGTAATTGACTGACTAAAGTATTGTTATTAGTCAGTTATTTAAAAGAGCTCGTAGAAGAGCCCATTATTATTTATCTCCTATATTGGGAATGAATATATCTTCATCATTCTCCCAATCGTAATCTTCGTAATCATCCATAAATATATTAATTAAATTCAAATCCATATATATTACTAATAATACAATCTACATCATTAGATAGAATAGATATTGATTTAGGACCAAGAGTTTTACCATTAGAAGCAAAACTAATCCATTTATCTATTATAGATTGTCTACCTGATAATAAACCATCAGTAATATATTTAAGTTCATGTGATGCAATATGTTTTAGTACATCTTTGTATCCTTTGTCTTCATTTATTGTCATAATGCTATATGTATTGATTATGTTATTTGATTATTTAAGTTTATTATTAGGGCTTATTATATGGTTGATGAGTACACTACCACACATTCACACTCAAGCAGAATTATAAATTCTTACAAAAATGAAGACAACATTCAATATTCTTATGTAATATTCTTACAAATAAGCTAAAAAAGTTTATTTCTCCCTCGTAAAAAGTTTTATTTCTTCCTACAAAATGTATTCTACATATTTACTCCTATATATATAGGAGTGGTTATGTTATGTTGTTATGTTGTTTTTAATAACCCACACCAAACGATCAAGATCCCACCCATATATATAACGTTAGTCTTAACGTTGGGTAGAATGTTAAGCCTCCCATTGATTGAGAGGCTCGAGTTCTATTTAGATTTGCGCTAACAATGCGTCAACATTAACTTGAGACAATCCTGCGCTCACTGCAGTTGATTTTACTGCTTGTGCTTTAAGAATGTCCACTGCGAAATCATCAGCATAATCATCAGCCAATGCTTGTGCACTAGTGAATGCATCAATGATGTCAGTTCTTGTGAATGTGCTGTTAGTACCATCAGCATTAAGAATGACATTCTTGTCAGCATCAACATTGTTGTATGTGAATGTGTTAACATTACAGTACAATGGGAATGTGATGTCCTCCGACTTGGTCCAACCATTTTCTACTAACACTGCCTTTGGGCAGAAGTAAGAATTTTTAGCTTTATCAACGAAGTAAGCATTACCTGCAGGCGTGAAGTTAGCCTTAACAATTTTAGGTGATTTCATAATCTGTTCTGTTTTTAGTTGAGTGTTACGTTCAATGGGGGACTACCCCCAACCACTCAAATTGTTGCGGGGGTCTTGGGTTGGAGTGGTCAACCTATCCACATACACAATGGGTTCTAAAATTTTGAAAAAAAATTTGAAAAAAAGTTTGGTAGGTATGCAAAATATGTTTTACCTTTGGTGGGTGGGTGGGTTTGTCTATAAGAATAATTAATCATTTGTATAGCTAAATAGATAAAATTATTCATAATATAGCTATGATATAAAAATATTTATTTATTATGTTCATTATATGTATTTATTATATATCTTTGTATGTAGAATATGAAACTAAATTATGGAACCAACAGTAACATTACAAAGACTAAAGAAAGTTGTACCAACTGATATACAACTAGCTGAGAAGTATTATTCTATTCTATCAGCTATAAACAATCTTCATCTCACTGATAGAGAAATACAGCTTATATCTTTTACAGCTATTAAAGGAAACATTACATATGCTAATGTAAGGGAAGAGTTCTGCAAACTACACAAGACAACAAGTCCTACAATTAACAACATCATCAGTAAGCTGAAGAAGGTTGGTATATTTATTAAGGAAGGTGGTAAGGTGAAGGTGAATCCAGTTATTGTTATTGATTTCACTAAAGATTTAACATTAGAAATAACACTTACACATGAATAAGCCAACAACAATGTCTGTGAAAGAGTTCATCATTAAAAGGATGGCTCTTAGTTTGGTAGTCTCTGAAAAGGTGATTGATCAAGTTGTACAACATCAGTTTGATTCTGCCAATGATGCTCTTAATTTAAATAACACTGTTGAGATATCAGGGTTTGGTAAGTTCTTTTTCAATACAAAGAAAGCAGAAGCACATTACAATAAGCTTCTAGCTATGAAGCAAGCATATGAGAATACATTAGCTGATGAATCTATTACAGATAAAAAGAGATATGCTACAGAACAAAGAATGATTACAGTGTTGAAGGATATCAAAACATTAAAACCAAAGATGAAATGAGTCTATCACAAGTAATTGAAGGATGGAAGAATCATCTTCTCCCTGAAGAAAGAAATAAAGCTTTTATAGAATATACAAGCCAAACAAGAACTGCTATATGTGAACAATGTGATAAGCATTCTTCTAAGCACAAATCAGTGAGACCAGATGCACATTGCACAGAATGTGGATGTACACTCTCAGCAAAAACAAAATGTTTAACATGTGAATGCCCATTAAAAAAATGGAAAGCCACAGAACTACCTACAATATGAACATACGTAAAATTCCTTTAGAGCCTCTTATGCAAATCCTAACAGATCTATTTGATAATGGAGCTGATTTCATTGATATATCAGGGGAACAGAATGCAGAAGGTGATGCACCAAGAGACATGATAAAGATTTCAATTAAACCTGAATATATGATGGATCATGATGACTCTGGTGATGAGAACATGATTGAGTTTATAGAAGAGGAAATAGAGATGGATTACACTGGTTCATTTGAAGAGAACACTAAACGTAGTATTATAGATAATAAAACGTCCTTCTCTGATGAAGATATAAATAATTTAATATAGAAAGCTATGACAAAACCAAACTATCATAGAAAAATTATACAGCTGTTAGAACGTCTACACAAAGCACATCCTACATATAATATAGGAAGACATTTTGCAACAGCTCTTGATGGTTATCAAGATGTATGGGGAGTGTCTGACAAAGAACTGCTATTCTCATTACAGAAATATGAAGCAAGCTTGAATATGGATAGAGATCATATAGATGAAGAAGAATTGGAAGAGATAATAAAGGATGGCATGAATTTGGAGAGAACATTGTTCGAAGAGGAGGAAGACTAATAACTAATATAATACCAACTACATTATGGAAGATCAAGATTTAAGATGGAATATGGATACAAGTTCATTTGATACATGGTATCAAACTACATGGACAAAAGAAAACAAAACTGTTCCATATATTTTTAATGGAAAAACATTAGGAACATTTAGAAGAGCTTGTTATGGAGATATGCAAGATAACATTAATAAATGCTATCAAAGAGATATTAAAGATCAATTTTTAAACAATCCTAATAACTATAAATCTACACATGTTGTATTTAAAGATAATTTTTGTTATGTAAAAGTAGGATATTCTAGCAATCAAATTAAAGCAGCCTTAACTATATTAGAAAATAAAAAAACTTTTACTGGTAAAGTAAAAAATAGTTATTTAAATGTATACTTATATTTATTAAAAGTAATAAAAAAAATAAAGTCTTTTAAAGAAAATAAAGAAGAAGAAGAATCAATGGCAGAATTTTTAGATTATAATTTTGTTAAAACTAAACAACTATGGCATTAAAGAAAACTACATATATTACAGCGGAGCTAGATTGGAGCGAAGAGCAACTAAAGTCTTGGAAACAATACGTTGATGCTAATCCTTTACATACATTAGAGGATAGAATCAAATGGAAAGAAACCAAAGCTGGTGGAGCTATGCCTATGGTGATTGCAAGCATTGAAGCTCAAGGTAAGTTTGTACAAGAGACAATGAAGAACTACCTAGCTCTCTTAGAACAAGTTGAGAAACTACGTGAGAAAGAAGAAGCAAAGGTGGTGCCTGTAAGAGGTGGTGTTGAGCTTGGATCTATGGCTGAAGATTTCTTAAAGGGTAGGAAGTAATGGATGGCCTTCAAAGTATTGATTACAAAGACTGGTTTATCAACCAGAAGAGAGTTCCACAAAAAGACTCAGAAGAGTATAAGGAATTCTATGCTTTCCATAAACAACTATGTATGGATGGTTGTACAATGGGAGGAGTATATATCAATCCTTTTTTATATTGGCATTTAAACTTCTGGAATACAGAGGTAGACATTATAGATGAACGTGGTAGAATATCACAGAAATATGCTAACCCATATCTACGTGATAACGAATGGGTTATTACAAATGAAATAGATAGAGCACAAATAGAAAAGAAAGGCCTGGTTATACTAGGCATTCGTCGTTTGGCTAAGTCAGTAATTGAGAGCAGTTATATAGGTTGGGGAGCTACATTTGATGAGAACTCCCAGAACATTATAGCAGGATTGAATGCTCCCGATATAAAGCTTATCACAGATAAGATTGACAAAGGATTAAACTTTTTACCAGAAGCATGGAGATGGCAGAGAGTAGAAGACAATTGGAAAAACCAAGTTACTTTAGGGATCAAGACAAAAGCAGGAGAGCGAATCCCCTTTTCTCAGATCCTTATTCGTAACTTAGATGGTGGTAATAACGAGGAAGCAATTGCAGGTACTAAACCTAGAAAATTAATTATTGATGAGATTGGTAAAGGAAGTTTTCTTAGAGGACTACAAGCTGCAACACCAGGTTTTACTACACCATATGGGTGGGGATGTAGCCCTATCCTTACAGGTACTGGAGGAGATATGCAGAACTTTATGGATGCTAAGTCTCTTATGTTCGATGTAGAAAATTTCAACTTCCTTACATACAATAACGCTAAAGATGATCAGAGAGTACATGGGCTATTTATTTCCCATAAGTACAGAATGGAAGCTAAAGAAGAATCCTCATTAGGAGCCTACCTTGAACAACCTGCAGATTCTGAATTACACAATGTAAAAATGTTAGTCTCTAATTTAGAGAAAGCAGATAAGATTACAAATGATAACCTTGACAGATTAAAGAAAGCTGGTGATAGACTAGCTTATTTAAAAGAGAAGATGTATTACCCACAAGAAGTGGATGATATATTCTTGAATGAGGACACAAATATATTTGATATAGAAGCATCTAAACGTCAGAAAGCCAGACTGCTAGCACAAGAAAGAACAGGAACACCTGTTATTCTTTATGATGATGGACAAGGAGTTAAACATGAGTTTACAGATAAAATGCCTATATCAAACTTCCCTTTGAAGAATAGTGATAACAAAGAAGCTCCTGTAGTAATATATGAGTTTCCAATTGAAAGTCCTCCTTATGGATTATATGTAGCAGGGATTGACCCTTATAGACAGGGAAAGTCTGCTTATTCAAGTTCATTAGGATCTGTATATATATACAAACGTATGCATGCTATTTCTGGAGAGAAGTATCAAGATATGTTTGTAGCTAGTTATTGTGCTAGACCAGAGAAGAAAGAAACATGGGAAGAACAAGCACGCTACCTGATTAAATATTACAATGCAAGAGCTCTATGTGAGAATGACGAAATATCCTTTATAGATTACATGATAGCTAAAGGAGATGCTCATTACCTAGAAAGACAACCTGATTGGTTAAAGGAAATAGTTCCAAACACTACCGTAAGAAGAGACTATGGAATACATAGATCTTCTGAGAAAATTAGAGACTTTTTACATGGCTGCCTTAAAAAATATTCAGAAGAAGTTATACATACAGAGAAAGATGAAGATGGAAACATTAAATCTGAAACAAAAGGTATGTCTAAAATATTTGATCCTGTTCTCCTCGAGGAGATGATACAATATAATGAGACAGGCAACTTTGATAGAATCATTGCAGCAGAACTAGCAATAGCTCTAGCAATGAAACTAGATCCCATAATGGGAAAAATAGGAGGAGAGCAAGATGTAAGAATGCAATCAATGTTCACTAAGAACAAAAAGAATACTCTGTTTACACAAAGCAGATCAATGTTTAACACACCAAAAAATAAATTGTTTAGATAACATGGCAGAACATAAATACAAAAATAAAGAATATAAGTCCAGAATAAACGGAAAACATACTATTCAATATAATGCTTGGAAAGCTATGTATCAAAGATGTAATGATAGTAATTTACATTTAAAACATCCTTCATACAAAGATTGTTATATTTGTGATGAATGGTTAGATTTTCAAATCTTTGCAAAATGGTTTGATGAAAATTATATTGAAGGTTACCAATTAGATAAAGATTTATTAACTACTGGAAATAAATTATATTCACCAGCAACTTGTTGTTTTATCCCACAAGAAATAAATCTTTCTATTATAAAACCTCATACATCTAGAAATTTACCTTTAGGTGTGTATAAACACCATTATAAATTTGTAACACATATAAAAGAAAATAAAGTTAGTAAATATATAGGTATTTTTAATTCAATTGAAAAAGCTTCTGATTGTTATATTAAAGAAAAACAAAAACAATTAAAAAAGTTGGCACAAAAATATAAAGATACTATTACATTAGAAACTTATAACTCTTTATTAAACTATATAGTAAATTAATTATGATAATTAGATACACAAAAGACGCTACCATACGGTATGCCTACTTAAACATCTTTCCTGATCAGTTCAAGACAGAGAAGGAGAAACAAGATGAGAGCTGGATTAAGAACACCATGGATTATTTTTCCAACAAGGCTTATGCTGAATACATAAAGAATAGAGATACGTTTGTAAAAAACTATGATCTTATGAAGGGGATTCTGCGTATGGAAGATTTCTATCAGGAACCAGAGGTGAGAAGCTTTACAGATGTACTTACAGCAGATCTAGAACTTCCAGCTTATGTAAAACATTATTCTATTGTAACAACACCTATTAATGAGTTAGTAGGAGAGATATCAAAAAGACCTGATACATTCAGAGTGAAAGCTTTTGATGATGATAGTAAAGCAGAAGAACTTCAGTTCAAAACCGATACATTACAAGAATATGTAATCAATCAAGTGAAGCAACAACTAACTGCAAAAGCTGCAATGCAAGGAGAAGAAATTGATCCTGAGCAACTAGATCAGATGACTATGGAACAAGTTAAAGATCAACTTGATAGTTATACATCCATAGCTGAGAAGTGGGCTAACCATGTTCTTACATGTCAGAAAGCTGAATTCAATCTTAAAGAAAAGAGTGAGGATGCATTTAGAGATATGTTAATATCTGCTAGAGAGTTCTATCATATATATGAAGACAACTCTAAGTTAGGATTTAACATAGAGGTGGCTAATCCAAAAAATACTTGGTATCTATCTACACCAGATAGAAAATATATATCAGATCCAACAGGTAGAGCACAAGGTGCATATGCTGCTGGTACTGTGACAGTTATGGAACTATCTGAGATTATTGAATCTGTTCCTGATCTTACTAAAGAAGAAATAGATCACCTCAGATCATCATTACAAGATTATGGACTAATCAATGTACGTGAATCTAATCTTGGTAATCCTAATGCTCCAGAAGGTATTGACTCTGTAAACTATGATACATTTGACCCTCTTGTATTACAAACAAGAATGATGATAGAGAGTGAGATGAAGGAGAACAATGATGGACTTAAAGATTTCTTAGGTCTTACTAATAATGTAAGTTCATTTGGATATAAATATGTTGTTGTAAGAAGCTATTGGATATCTAAAAAGAAAATAGGTAAGTTGATTTATATAGATGAAATGGGTAACGAGCAATCAATGCTTGTTGATGAATCGTATAAATCAGGAACTATTCCGACACAAGAATCATTAGAATGGGGATGGATTAACCAATGGTACCAAGGAACTAAGATTGGTCCAGACATTTATCACATTAAACCATTTAAGTTATTAAACTACTGTCCTATCATAGGCATTGTGCATGAGGTGAAGAATACAGAGGCTAAATCTCTTGTTGATCTCATGAAGCCTTTCCAAGTAATATATAATGTATGTATGAACCAACTTTACAAACTACTTGAGAAAGAAGTTGGTAAGGTGCAGCTTATGTCATTAAGACACATTCCTATTCCTAAAGATGGAGATGCACAAGATGCCTTAGACATATGGGAAATGGAAGCACGTAATAGAGGAGTGGTATTTATTGATGATAGTCCAGAGAACATGAAGAGCCCTAGCTCATTCAATCAATTTACAGCTCTTGACCTTACACGTACACAGGAGATACAATCTAGATATAATCTTGCTATGCAGATTAAACAAGAGTGTTGGGAACTTGTAGGTATGTCTAAACAACGTATGGGATCTGTTTCTGCTTCTGAATCAGCTACAGGTACAAACACTGCTATGCAACAGAGTTATTCTCAAACAGAGCCTCTATTCGTGGCTCATGAATATGTAATGGGTCAATTGTATCAGAGTATTATAGATGCTGCTTTATATGTAGAATCATCTAAACCACAATCCACTCTATCATATATTACATCTGAAGGAGAATCTGCATTTGTACAAGTGAATGGAACAGATCTTAGATTTAGAGATTTGAAAGTGTTCCTTACTAACAGACCAGAAGATACACAAATGTTTAATGAGCTTAGACAATTGTCTCAAGCTATTATACAGAATGGTGGCACACTTTATGATGTTGTTGAACTATACAGTTCTAAATCACAAAGAGATCTTAAGAAAACATTCAAAGATCTTAGAGATAGACAAATTGCACAGCAAGAACAAGCTCAGCAATTACAACAGCAACAACAACAAGCTCAAGAGCAACAAGCTCAAGCTCAACAACAGTTTGCTATACAACAACATCAAGAACAACTTGCTCATGATGATTATCAAAAAGAACTTGATAGACTATCTAAAGAAAAGATTGCCATCATTGCTGCTACTGGATATGGTAATATTGAGAGTGAAGATGTTAATGCTAATGCTATTCCTGATGTAATGGAGATGAGTAGATTAGCTCATGACCAAGAGAAAGCTTCTAAAGACTATGGATTAAAAATGGCTGATATTCAATCTAAGAATAAACAAGCTAGTGATAAAATGTCTATAGAAAAAGAAAAATTAGCAGTGCAAAGAGAGAATATGGCAAATGATGAAAAAATAGCAAAGATAAATGCAAGCAATAGAGCAAATAAAACAAAGAAATAAAAAAGGTTTAATTTATAAAATAAACTTAAGTGATAAATTTATTATAGGAAGTACTATAAATTATAAAGAAAGAGTATATCACCATAAGTATTGTTTAATAAATAATAAACATTGTAATAAACCATTACAGTCATTATATAATAAATTAGATAATAAAAATATTAGCTTTGAAATATTACAAGAAGATATTCCAGAAATTATTTTACAATATGTAGAGGATATTTGGATAGGTGCAAGTTGTAGTAAAATACAAGATAAAAAACAAGGTTTAAATATAATAGACGGTTCTAGGATTTCTTATACAAAAGAAATGATAGAACATAAAAGAATTATACAAACTGAAAAAATGAAAAATCTTTCAGTAGAAGATAAAAAACAAATATATATAAAAGGACAACTTACTAAAAAAGTAAAAATTATAGAAATAGGAGAAAATATATCAAAAGGTAGAAAAAATAATGCAAAGTTTAACTGGGATAATAATCAAACAAAACCTGTTACTCAGTTAACAAAAGATGACATAGTTATCAATACATGGTCTTCTGCTTATCAAGTGCAAAAAGAATTAGGTTTTAGTTCTTCTAAAATCAGTGCTGTTTGTAGAAATAAATATAATTTAAAAACACATAATAACTATAAATGGAGATTCTCTACAATAGAAGAAATAGAAAATGCTAAAGGACGTAATAACAAAAAAGGTTAAAAAACTTCTCCTCTTCGGGGGAGATAAAAATATTAATGCTATATTATCAACAAAATTGAATCACATTGGCTGATAATGCTTTGATATTCAAAACTCTTATTATACATTTACACTAAATAAACCAAACACAAATACAACTACATATGGCTGACAATTTAGAAACTATGGGAAACTTTAGTATCCAAGATACTATGGAAATGGGAATGGGTAACCAAGAACTATTAAATGACTTGTTTTCTCCTGAAACAGCATCCTCTAATCCAGAAGATGTAACTCCTATTATCAATGAGGCTGATGCACCTGCTGCACCTGCTAAACCAGAAGTTCCAAAAGGTAAGGACATTGTTCCTCCAAAGAGCGTTGATGGTAAAACAGATGAAGAGAAACTAGAAGGTCAATCAATGATCTCTGATTTCTTAAGTGATAACCCTGATGATGAAGAGGAAGACGCTCCAGTATCAAAAGTTGCAAAATCTGCAACAGTTGATAATGATGATGAATCTGATGAACCAGAAACAACTCAGTTCACAGCTCTTGCTAATGATCTATATAAACTAGGAGTGTTCACATCTGAAGATGATGATGATGATCAAGAACCAGTAACTACAGCAGAAGAGTTTTTAGAAAGATTCAATGCTGAGAAGAAAAAAGGTGCTAGTGAAATAGTACAAAACTTCATAGGACAATTTGGAGAAGATTATCAAGAAGCGTTTGATGCCATATTTGTAAAAGGAGTTGATCCAAAAGATTACTTCACTACATATAATACTGTTGTTGGATTTGCTGAGATGGATCTTTCTGATGAGACCAATCAAGTTAGAATAATGAAACAAGCTCTAACTAATCAAGGGTTTGATCCAGAAGATATAGAAACAGAAGTTGAAAGACTTAAAAACTACGGTGACTTAGAAAGCGTTGCAACTAAACATCACAAGGTGTTGGTTAAAAAAGAAGCAGCTAAGTTACAAGAATTAGAAGCTAAATCTGCAGCTGAGCTACAACAAAAAGCTCAAGTCAGAAATCAATATATAAGCAATGTGCAATCCATCTTAAATGATAAGGTGAAAGCAAAAGAGTTTGATGGTATTCCTATCAATCCAAAATTAGCAACAGAACTACAAGACTTCTTATTAGTAGATAAGTGGAAAACTCCATCAGGAGAAACTCTTACAGACTTTGATCGTGCTATTCTTGATATGAAAAGACCTGAGAACCACGCAATGAAAGTTAAGGTGGGACTTCTTTTAAAGATGTTAGAAAAAGATCCTACATTATCAACTATACAAAGAACAGGCGTTACAAAGAAATCTAACGAACTGTTTGGAGAAGTTGCAAGACAAGTTACCAAAGCTAAGAGCACTGGTACAGGAACAAGTAGTGTTAATACAAAATCGTGGTTTCAATAACAAATTAATAATTAATAAATTCAAATAAAATGGCAGTTCAAACAATCCCTGGGTTAACTGGTTTTACTTATGCTCGTGTAGCGTCTATGGACAAGCGTGCAGTAGGTAAACTTACAGACTCGAATCACTTGGAAAGTTTTCACTCTACTGAGCCTGCGGACTATGATAAAAAAATCATCAGTCTTTATACCCAGAGTTCATTGTACAGTAATGACTTTCTTGACATGATTAACAAAAGCACACCTTATTACATAGATAATAATAGTGATGCCTGGAAATGGCAAGTATCAGTTCCTTACAAATTCCCAAAAATTATTGACATCCCTGCTTCTACGCAAGATTTAATTGCAACTGGAAAAACAGGTATTGATGGTCAAGAATTCCAATTAGTATTAGATACTAATGAGTTCTCTAAAAACGCTATCATCTCTGTAGGTACACGTCAATATGGTCCACGTTTCTACGTGATCAAAGATCCTATGCCTTGGAATGCAGGATATTTGTATTCATTCACTCTTGTGACTGACAATCCTACTATCGATTTCGTTAATCCTTTATTCTTACAATATGGTATCGAACTTGAATTAGTTGATGCAGCTATTGGAGAATTTGATCAAGACTTATTAGGTCTTCCAAGATTAGGTGAGCAAATCACAATGTTCGAATCTTTAGGTTCTGGATATGGATATGAGCACAAAATTACAGAATGGGCTGATGATAAAATGATGGTTGATGCTTCAGGTAAACCTCTTGACATTTTAGTATATGCTCCCCAAAGACGTAACCAATTACCGCTTACACGTAATGATGTTAAATGGGAACCGTTCATTGAGTTCTGGATGCGTAAATCTATGTTGGAATTGAAAGTTAAACGTATGATCTGGGCTAAACCAGGTACAGTTAAAACTAACGGTTCTAAACAAGAAGTTAAACGTACATCTGCAGGTGTTTACCACAGAATGCGTAACAATGGTAACTTAGTACAATATAACAGAGGTGAATTCTCTGCTAACTTGATTCGTTCAGTATTTGGTGATCTTTTCTACAGAAGAGTGGATGTTAAAGACAGACGAGTTAAAATGTACACTAACGAAGCTGGATTCGATGTATTCCAACAAGCTTTGAAAACTGATGCATTAAATTCAGGTCTTACTTTTATGGCAGATTCTGGAAACAGATACATGCAAGGTGAAGGACAACATATCACTTACAACTTTGCATTTGATGCAATGGTTACACGTGAGACTGGTCGTGTTGAACTTATTCACTTGAAAGAATTAGATTTACCACAAACTAACCTAGAGTTTGGACAAAACAAAAAATCTACTCCAGTATTTATGGTGTTTGATGTTTCTCCAATGGGTGATGGTTCTATGGTAAATAACATTAGAGAAGTGAGAATGAAAGGTGCTCCTTCTATGACTTGGGGTTATATTGATGGTACTCGTCACCACTTAGGTTTTGCTAAGTCTCAAGGTATGAGTTCAGCTAACAAATTCCCAGGATACGAAATCTGGATGAAGGACAGATGTGATGTATTTATTGAAGATTTATCAAGAACTGTGTTGATTGAGGAAATCCCACAATTCTAATAATAATAGTAGTTGTATTGCTTCCCATTATAGAACAGCATACATCTCTTTTTTCCGAGAAGAATCCCCTCACCTCCTCTCCCTCCTAGAGGGGAAGCTTCTCAAATTAGAGTGATGGATTGTGGTGTCCACAGTCGCATTCCATTCAATTGGAACACTCTGCAAGGCGGTTTAGTGTAATTGGTAGCATATCGGGCTCATAACCCAATGGCCAGGTTCGAGTCCTGAATCCGCAACTAAAATAAACCAAATAAATTAAATTAACTACATTATGGGTAAGACTGGAAAAATCTCTACGATCAAACGTGAGTATAATAGTTCGCAATTGCAAACAATGGACAGTGGGCTAGCACAAAAAGGAATGACAAGAATCCCTGGAACAGGAGTATTCAAATATCCTTACAAAGAATTAGATGGTAAGTACAGAACAGGATTAGATCCTACTGCTTCATATATCAGAAGAATTTCAGATCCTCTAGAAAAAGAGTTAGAAATTGAGAGAGTTACTAAACTTAAGGCTAAGCTTGAGTATGATTTAGGAGATATTGATTTAGGACCTCGTTCACAATTCTGGAACTATGGGCTATCAACTTCTACAGATGACCAGACTCACGTACAATCTGTTAAATTAATGGATGGTGATAACTTCTTTGATCTATCAGTTCCTTTTCAAGAGATAGCCTTTTCATGGTTAAGAGTACATCCAACAATTGCATCAAGTCACCAAGCTTGGGAAAGAGGTGAGTATCCAGCAGAGACACAGTTCTATGTTGTAGATGATGAGATTGAGAATGCAGTTATATACAAGAAAAAACAATTGATTAACAAAGCAATTGTTATGTTTGATTCAATGACTCCTGAAAAGAAAAAGAAAGTTGCAAGACTTTTAGGACTTCCAGTAACAGAAGAAACCAAAGAAGAAGTTGTTTACAATCAAGTAGATAACGTATTGAAACAAACAGAATTTAAGAATGGAAAATATTTAGGATTAAATCCAGTTGAAGTGTTCAATAGATTTGCTAATATGAAAGATGACTTACTCCATATTAAAGATTTAGTTAAACAAGCAACAGCACATTCAGTATATAGAATCAAACCTAATGGTAAGATATATGAAGGTGAATATGAAGTGGCAAAAGATGAAGATGACTTAGTTAGATTCTTAGCTGATGATGATAACCAAGATGAGTTGTTGATATTAGAAGGTAAATTAAAAACTAAAAAACTAGCTTCTGTTTAAGGGGCTAGTTTTAAAAATATAAAAGCATATGATCCCAGTAGATAGTTTATTATATAAAGTAGATCAAAGACTAAATAAACTATCAACTAATGAGCACCAACAGATTCAATTAGAAGATAAGATTTTAGCTTTGAACGAAGCTCAGATTAAGTTGATAAAACAAAAGATTGATGGTATAAGTGTTACTAGTGGATTAGGAATGGATTCTTTTAAAAAGCGTTACGAAGATTTACAAAGCTTAGTAATGAATTATAATCACCAACCTTTAACATTAACATTAAAAGATCGTGATTTGAATCAATGGGCTGCTAACATTCATTTACTTGAACCTAAGTATATGTTTTATGTTGACAGTTATGCATTAGCTGATAAAGGTAGATGTAAAGATAGAAAGATATGGATTAACCGAGATCTTGCTAAACATGGTGATCTTCAATTCATATTAAACAATGAGCATTACAAACCTTCATTTGAGTACCAAGAAACATTTAACTTCTTAGCATCGGATGAAATCTCAATTTTTACTGATGGTACCTTTACCCCTAAGAATCTACAAATAATGTATATGAGATATCCTCTTTATATTAATAAAACAGGATATATAATGTTAGATGGTAATCCATCATTTGATCAAGACTGTGAGCTTGAAACATACTTAGAAGATGAACTTCTAGATCTTACAGTTCAGAATCTAGCAATGTATACTGAAAACTCTGCTGCAGTACAAAGTGCACAGTTCAGAATACAAACAAACGAATAAACTATTAATTTAAATAAATAAACAATGGCTGATTTTTCATTAACCACGTTATTCGTGGTTCCAGTAGGGCAAGCAACGATCCCTAGCTCTGGTACGAGTTCAACACAAGACCTTACTGCAGGTATTGTGGGCATTTTTAGCAACAACTATGTTCCTGTTAATTCAGGTACAATTGCTGCTTCTCCTTATTTCTACATTGCACAAGGAAGAGAAAACACTTACCTTCAAGGTTCTAAAAGATCTGATAAGATATCAGGTAAAAACAATGCTGGTACAGGAAGTAATGTAACTGAATGGTACAAAGTAACAGGATGCCCAACTGCGGCAAACCAAATTACTGATGTAACTAACTTCTCTGCACAATGTGGTGATACAATCACACTTACACTTCGTGCTGACAGTTCTTACCTTAGAACTCTTTATTTCAACGGATTTACACGTTCAGTAACTATTCAAGCACCTTGTTGTGATTGTGGTGATGATCCATGTGTTGATGTTGATGTAAATGATTTGATTAATCAATTCATTGCAAAATTAACTGCACAAGCTCCTGGTATCAATCCTGACAACATTAGCTTGAACAACTTCTACACATTTGAAAATTTTGATGGAACTACTCTGCGTATTACAGGAAAACCTTTAACTCAATATGGACAACCATGTGATGTTGCTGCGTTCCCTTTTGAATATGACAGAATGACTTTTAGAACTTTTGTATATGCTGGCCCAGCTACTACTGCTGACTTCATTGTTGCAGATTCTTGTAACATTGTTGCTAATGCTGTCATCACTCAACGTTCTTCTTATGCTTCAGGACAAGCTGCAGAATTTATCCAATTGGAGAAAAACTTCTATAGCTACCAAGCTGGTTACTTGAAACACCTTTACAGAATGAATGGTTACAATGAGAACTTTGAGTCTTATGTTTCTGCTGGTAAAACTTATAATTCATTCTATATCAAATTTAATGAATATGATAAGTCTGCTTACCAATGGGGTGATTATATCCAAGAAGATTCTACAGTGATTATTGCTATCCCTCAAGGTGGTTATGATCTTACTAGTGACTTCCAAGATATTTTAGAAGCTGCTTTAGGAACTGTTACAGATGGTAATGATTGTGTAATCACAACCACTACTACATCAACTGCTGCTCCTAGTACAACAACAACATCTTCTACTAACATTCCTTAAGGATAAGTAGAAAATAATAAATTCCTAGTATCAAGGGGAGATGAGTTAACAAACGCTCTCTCCCCTTTTTATTAACCTTCAAAAACAAAATCATGGCAGATTTAAAATTAGATATAATTGTAGTACCTACATATAGTACATTGACACTTGGAGTGATGGACGCTTCAACCTATCCAACAGATCCACCAGATGTTGAGAGCCCATCTATAAAGATAACTGTTCCTGGATTTGGTGATACAACATTACCATTTGATATAAATTCATTTAATTTATATACCACTGCAAATCTTGGGATTACTGAAGTGGGTAGCGAACAACCTCTACCTGATGGAATATATAGATTACGTTATTCTATTGCACCAGCATATTTAAACTTTGTAGAAAGAACAATAATGCGTACAGAAAGAATACAAGAGAAGTTTGATAGAGCTTTTCTTCAATTGGATTTAATGGAATGTGATAGAGCAATTAAAACACAATCTACCGTTACATTAAACACAATCAACTTTTTTATACAAGGATCAATTGCTGCAGGTAATAACTGTGCTGAATATGAGGCAACTAGATTATATAATCAAGCAGATAATATGTTAAATAGTTTTTTAAAATCTAACTGTGGTTGTTCAGGTAACAACTATCAAATTAATTTTAATTAATCATGGCACAATGTAATTCATGTGGAGCTAATGTAGGATGTGGATGTCAATTAAAAAATGGACTATGCGCTACATGCGCAGCTAAAAAATAATAAATATGTTAACACCGAGACTAACTAATTGTCCTGAATGTGCAGACATTCCTAATTTATTAAAAAGAATAGATTGTAAGTTAGCAGAATATGCTAATGGTCTATACAACAATGTTGTATTTATGTTGAATCAAGTTGTTCCTGCAAGAGCAATGATTCAACTTTTGGCGTATAAAAGAATCCTTACATACAAACAATGTAATCCAGACTATTTAAGTGATTTCTGTATGGATAAGATTGTAAGTAAAGTGATAAGATTAACATTAGGCTGTAATATCAGACCCATTTTTACTCCAACCCCTACAACATCTACAACATCAACATCTACTACTTGTCCTCCATATACCACTACCACTACCACTACAACAATATTATATAATTATATTGTACTTAAATGTAATACATCAGAATATTATATTCTTACATATGATGGATCTGAATTATTACCACAAGGACTTATAGTAAGTAGTGAAAGTAATGAATGTTGGCAAATAATACAAAGAACTAATGATGTTGGAAGTATGGCAATAGTTACACAATTTGGTATGGATGATTGTACAGTTTGTATAGATTCTTTTACTACTACAACTACTACCACCACTTTACCAAATATTCCATGTAATACAACTTATAGTTCAGGAGGAAGTGGTGTTACAGAATATAATATACCATTAGATCCTTTAGGAGGAGTAATATTATTTCAATTTAGTGCTAGAAATGTACCTGATAAAATTGAAATAATACATGATAATATTAAAAAATCTACATCAGGAATGTTATCAGATGGTAATTCAGGCCCATTTGATGCTTATGGAGAGCCACCAACTAATTTACCAACTGTTCTTCAAACATATGATATAAATCAATTTATAGGAAAAACTAATTATAATGTAGACCCTCCTATTTTTTATAAAAATATTCAACCTATACCAACTAGACAATTAGAACTTTTAGCTGAAACAGGTATTGATTTAACATTAACAGGTAGTTATGAACAATTTGTATGGTGGGTATACACTCCATCAGATTATACAATAAACAATAATGTTATTATTAGAATAACAGGTCCTGCAGGCGGTACAACAGGTTGGGATTTACAAAGATTATGTCCTTCACCTACCACTACTACAACTACTACTATATGTCAAAGACCAGAAGGTTTAACTAATGGTAATTTAATTTCCTCTTGTCATAATTCAGGAGACCCTGAATGGATTTTCTATAATGTATCCGTAGAAGATGCTTGTAATGCTTTTAATTATTATAGAGATAATCCTGAAACTGCTGGAACAGGAGTTAATTATTGGGACATGCAATATGATACTTTAAATATAGACACTTTAGTATATAGATACAATAATGGTACTGATTGTACTTTAATTAATAATGGATATTATTGGTTTCAACCAAACATTAGTGATATAACAACATATTTCAAAACTATTAATCAAATAAGTATTGTCACAATAGTAGCTGGATATATTACAGCAATTGACATATGTAATTATATTCCAACAACAACCACAACAACAACAATATAAAATAAATATAATATGTCCAATTGTCAAAATTGTTTTAATGGATGCACCGAAACTATTTCAGATCAGTGTGTCAAATATACAGGAATAAATGTTCCTGAATTAGGAATTAGCACTGGTGATCCTTTATCAGTAATTGAACAATCTCTAACAACATTCCTTGTTTCTGCATTAAATGGAACAGGAATAAAAATAGATCTAAGTGGTATAGATATATGTACATTAGTACAACAATATCTTCCTACATGTGGAGAAATGTCAATAGCAGATATATCAAAAGCTCTTGTGCAAGCTGTATGTAATATACAAGAACAAATAGATGCTATTGTAGCAGAACTTGCTATATTAAATGCTGATTATACAATTGACTGTTTGACAGAAGTTACAGCTTCTTCTGATACACATGCTATTGTACAAGCAGTTATAACAAAACTTTGTACTATTGATACTAACTTAACAGAATTAATTACAGAAGTAGATAATCAATATGTTAAAAAAACTGAACTTTGCAGTTTAGTTACAGAGTGCATGAGTGGAGAAAGTGGCACAGATTTAGCTAGTGCAAAAATGCTTCCTTATAGTATCATTCCTTATTATGGACCAGCATCTGGATATCCAACAGTTAGTGATGGATTTAGTTCAACAGGTGCAGGATATGGATATTGGCTTAATGTATATTTATGTAATGGAGGAAATCCAGGTGTTCCAGATTTGAGAGGAAGAGTAGCTGTAGGTGCTACAGATATGGCAACAGCAACATGGCCTATGAGTGGACAAACACAACCAGGTGTTAATAATAATCCTACATATGAATACAAAGATCCAGCTACAGGAATACAAGGAAGTAATTTTACTACATTAACATTAGCACAGATACCAGCACATAATCATACTACTTCTACAGCTAGTTCTACAGCTATTACCACTATTCCCCCACATACTCATTCTATATTAGGAATAACAGGTGGAGATAATAGTGATAATAATAATACTGTAAGATTTGCTGGTGGAGATAAAAATCAAACAGAACCAGGTTTCTTTTTTACAAATATACAAGCTTGTCAATCTGCAACTTTATCTGCTACAACAACATTAACAATATTACCACAAGGACAAGGTGAGAAACATTCAAATGTTCAACCAGGACTTGCAGTTTATTATCTTATCTATATCCCAGCATAATAATATATGTCTTACCCACCTACTCCACAAAGAAAAGCTTGCAACTGTAGTGATCCTTGTATCTCTACAGATGATGTTTACTATGCTGGTCCCAATCTTCCAAACTTAGGAGTTAATACAAATGACTTACTTACAGAAGTTATAGAGAAGCTAGATGCTATATATGCTGTTCCTACATTACAGAGAGTTACAGAGATGGATAATCTTACCACTTTACCAATAATTGCAGATTCATTTGTAAAGATTGGCGGAGATGGAACTAATATTTTATTGGATGATGGTACAGTATTACCTATAGGTGATTTACCTTCACCTACAACTCCTCTATCTTTACAACAAGTATTAGATGAAAATAATCAAGCCTTAAATCAAAATATATTATTAGAATATAATGATGGGGTTAATGTAGTTGCTAGTACTCAAGTATATCCTGGAAATATAAATATAATATCTAATGAATCAGGTTTATATTTAGGTACAGTAGGATACAGTAGTGGATTAAATAATTATGAGTTAGGGGCTATACATTTTAGTTCATCTATTAATAGTCAATCTTATTCAAAAACAGTATTATATGAGAATCCAGAATCTGTTGCTAGTAATCCAAGTGAATCTTTATTATTAAGACTACCAAAACATATTGGTTCAGAAACAAAAACACTAGCTACACTAGATGATATACCTGCAAGATTATATAAAGTGTACACAGCTTTGTTATCACAAACTGGACAAGAAGTTCCTGAACCTACAGTATTAGAAAATACATTAGGAGGAATAGTTGTTTGGACTAGAGACAGTGCTGGTAATTATATAGGAACTTTAAATGGTGCGTTTCCTGCAGGTAAAACCGTATGCTTTTATACACATGATGGTTTAAATGGTTCTACAGGATATGGCGGTTTATTAAGAAAGGATTCTAACAGTGTATGGATGACTTTTAATAATGGCACTGGTATCTATATAGATTCAGAAGGGCAATCAGATTCAATAGAAATAAGAGTATATAATTAATATAATAAAAACCAAATAATTATGACAGTAATAATAACATTAACAACAGCAGGTGCAGATACAGGACCATTCAATCTATTTTCAGATGCAAATGAATATACAATAGCATTTGCTATAGGAGTAACTAAAGCAGAATTAGAAGCAGGTTATCCATCTGATTTAGTTCCTGATGGTACAACAACAATTAAAGTACAATCTGTTAATAGTTTATGTAATAATTTTGCAGATTTACCTACAGGTATAACTACAACAACCTCTACTACATTACCTCCAATTAACTCTGTAGAATAGCTTACTGGTGATTATCCTCCTATTGCTTATGGTATTTCTCCTGGAGATATAATTAGCTTAAGTGGGACTGTTGAAATAATAGGGGACCCTGTTACTTTTAGAGCTTACGCATTTTTACCTACAGGACCTGGTGATGGTGCTGTAGATACTAGCATAAGTATAGGTAATATTGATGTGGAAATAACAAGTAGATATGTAGATGCTGTAACACCATATGATAATGGCATAAATCAATACTCTACTTCATTCACCCTTCCAGCAGGAATATATGATTGGAATGTACTTTGTACATTCTCTAATACAGCATCTATAGGAGGAGAAGGTGGCATAGATTGGGTACAATAATATAAAAATAAAACCAAATGACAGTACTATTAACATTAACAACTGCTGGATCTGATACAGGTTCATTTGATCTATATTCTAATTTAGATTATGCTATTCCTTTTGAAACAGGAGTTGGTAAAGCTACATTAGAAGCAGGGTATTCAACAGAGGTTCCAGATGGTGCAACTATTGTTAGAATTACATCTACAGGAGATTGTATTAATTCTGTAGATATAACATTAAGATTAGCTGAATGTGATTTAGATGGATATGTAGAACAATTAACCACTACAACAACAACAACTATATGTATTCC